ATTTTTTTTTGGAAAATTCTGTAAAAACGTTCTAAATTTATCTAAAAATACAATAAAGTTTAATCCCTGATAGCGTAAAAACTTAACAATATCTTGCCATTGTCCATCACCTTCAATTCTAGATATACAATGATGTATCCATGCAGAAATAGTCATTTCTCGCATTTCACCTCTTTTATAATGCTTAACCATCTGTGCACAATCTCTTACATGTTTTGCTTGGCTATTTTGAGCTAAAAACGCTCTTGCATTACTGTCTGTGTCAGCCAATTTTGCATAGTTATAAGCAATACTGCATTCGTCAAGATGATCATTATCGTAGGCCCATTGAATCATACGAGACAAATCAAATTGTATACTGTCAGCAGTTTGATGTTGTATCATGGTTTGTGTCACAATCCAATCAGGATACTCACCAAATGCATATACATTAGGGTTCATACTGCCTTTATACCAAAATAATGCTACAGGTACACTTCTGTTTTTAGGAGGTTCTGATAATATATGATTTTCATGTATTTGCAACATAGAAATCAATAATTTTACAACTGTTTCTCTACTTTTTGCAACATTAAAGCAACATAGATAAAGTGACATAGGAGTGTATGTCTGCAACCAAATATAAGAACAGTGCTGTTGTAACAATTGCTTAGACGCATCTATGAGCTCTTCCTTTGCACCATATATGGCCAATACCCAATGTTTACAGCAGGTCTTATTGCTTTTAAACTGTCTGGTTAACTCATTATAACTAATTCCAAAACCTTCCTTAAATTTATGTAACAACACTGCTTTAACATTTTTACATCTTAACAAACTTTCAATATGTCCCAGCCCTACTCCACCCTGGGCTGCCGGCGCTGGAGCGCTCGCCGGTACCTCCACCTCTTGAGTAAAATCTTCAACTTCATTTAGAGATAACTCCAGTCCGCTGTCTTGCTCCACAAACAATCTCCTTTTAGATTTATGCCCAGGCGACAAATTCAAAGACTGTAGACGTGGACTAAGCTGCTGAACAGCCTCTGGACTGATATTATACTTTCGTTTTAGGTATTGTATTTGCTGCTCGCATTCCTCACTCTCCTGTTGACATAGCAATTCGCGGGAATTTCCCTGAGCAGCATTATCATCATCATTTATTAAATCAGACACATCTGACTCTGCATTCTCTTCAAATAATTTCTCCAAACTATCATCTAGGTCACTATCATCAGAACAAGCAGCCTCTAATAAACACCAAGTACTACAGCCTTCTTTAGCAGTATCAGTACCTTTATCGTCGTCCATTGCGAATGTCTTCTCGACAGGTAGGACACACCAGCTTCACGTTTTCTAGCAAAGATGCTTGGAACGAGCGAATTCCAAAATCTGTGGCTAGCACGTATAGCTTTAACTTTGTGTCACAACCTCCACAAAATACGATGATCTTGTAAGGAGTGTAGTCAGGCTCCTCCTCTACGACTGCTTCTTCTACCTCTTCAGGCAGCTCTTCGTGGCAATGCAGGTCAATGGGCTGGACAAGCTCTTCAAGAACTATATCACGAAGAGTAGCTTGTTTCCCAATCATTCTATTTCCTTACAATGCCTGCACCTTCCCTTCCAATGATTTCTAACCTTGTGAAATGGTTGATTAAAACAGCAGATATCTAGCTTTTCTATCAAATCAAGAGACTTCAAACAATACTGACACCTAATACAAATTTGGCCTATAGGTCGTTGCTCCTCCTGCTCAATTTCACGACCATACACAGTTAGCTGATAAAATTGTTGAATTTCAAATTGAGCAGAAGCATAGGCACAGCCACTGCAGCATGCAAATACAAAATCTTCTTCTGTCCAGATTAACTGCAAATTTTTATAATCAAATTCTCGCAACTCTAAATAGGTAAGAAACCTAGAACAAAATCTGCAAGGTAGCAAAAGATCTACTACTGGTACTGTCAACTTATCACTAAGTTGCTGTACCGTCAGTGGTCGCGGCAAGTCCATTAATAACTTAGTGTAGCACATCCTACTTAAATAATGCACAGTCTGCATAATAAATTACCACAAGCGGTTGCATGTATTATTGGCTTATGATTGTTGTTAACCACAATTGTTGCCAAGCATAGTAAATGAACGCCTACGGTTAAAAAATAAAAGTTCTTACCGTTATCGGTGCTCTTTTCTTGCCAGCAAATGTTCTGCCAAGTTGGCGAAGTCTTGGCGGTCGCTCCAGGTGCTGATGGTATCTACTGATCATAATCTTACCTCGAGGAATTTATAATGTGGAAACGGGTGCGGTTGCTGGTGTTGACTTGTTCGGTTTAGTCACAAAGACGGTTAAAAAATACTTCACATACCAGATTAGTTAACATATTTTATTGGGACCGATATCGGTTACAATTGCACTTTTTTCCTTTTGACAGTTTTGGTCACTTTTCGAGTTGCAGGCCGTTTGGTACGGGACCGTATACGCTGCACTCCAATTTGAAACAGAAACTTACGGCCTAAAGGATATTGATCTAAGTCTAGAGACAATTTTTCTGTCATATCAACATTCCAAAATGAATACTTTCCAAAGGGGTCCTCCTTTTGAGTGTCTGGTACTGCATCGGGACATTTAGTAGCCTTTGAAGCTAAATATCTGTAAGTATCATGAACTGCATTATCTGGTGTAGGAACAAACCCTAACTGCCAATTCTCTAAAATATCTGAATTCATGGCATTAATTTGTGTTAAGACCTCGGCCTTTAAAGGTATTCTACACAACTGTAGTATAAAAGAAAGTTGATATTCTTCAACATGTCTTGTAAACTCTCTAATTTTAGTAGCATCATACTTTTCTAAACTGCTGTCATTGGTAACACTGATACTAAAGTTTGTATTACGTGTATTATCTGCTACAGTCACAAACATCTGATTGTTCCATAAAATACCATTGTTATGGCCTTGAGCACGTTTTAACCAAAATGGTCTATTAAAAAGTTGAGAATCAGAAGTAACCAACGATCCACTGACAGTAGGAAAATAAAGTGAGTTTTCTAAAGTGTTTTGTTGGTCTGCAGGTAAATAATATTTGTGATCTTGTTGAACTGCACCATCAGGTATTGCATCTCCTACTACACCTCCTCGAACAAAATAGTGCCTGGCATAGCATTGCTCTCTTCGGGCACAAAAAAAACAGGCATCTCCATATACATCATTTGACATAGTCAAAAAGTCTGGATATTTGCATACCTCATTTACAAGATCTAAACTAACATCTGATCTATTAAAAGATAATGTTTTATTATTGATATTACCAAAGCCAATGTCAAACATGTCCCCATCTTCTATTACGCTGTTTTTTAATTCTAAAGGTGGACACAACCCTAGTTGGCTACCTGCATCTTTACAAACAGGAGCTGTATCCCAATATTCACCTAAGCAAGGTGTGCAACCAATTATAAACATCTGTACTTGCTTAGGATCAAATGAAATATTTCTTCTGTCATCTACAGTGCCTTCCTGACGTTCACTAGAATTTTCTGCATCACGGAGCTTATTAAATAGCGGGTGTCCTGTACTGCCGACCCCTAAAGGTTGGCCGCGGCCAATTTCAAGTCCTGCGCAGGCCCACACTAACCTGTATTTATCAGGATCATAGATAGTCATGTCTGCTAATGCAAACTTATTAGGGTCTGGAAATGTTACTCTAAATGCCCTGAATTGATTCCCTGAAACCTTTGGTACATCTATTTTACTACCATCCGGTGATCTAACATCAAAATATGGGTGGCCTACAGTTAGTAATCGATCACTAGTAGCATGGTAATAGATGTCAGTTCTTTCCACATATTCATCCGTACTCTGCACTCGGGCTACAGGTGGCGTAGGAGGTAAATATATCTTACCAGAAGCTGGAAGCCAGAGGGTCATCTGAAAAACATTATAAATATTTGCGTTTGCGCCTTTTCTTTCTTAAGCTGGGATGTAAGTAATAATCAAAAGACTTGTTTAATGTGTGTATGACTACAGCAGGGGCACTAGGTGAGGGAAATATTATAGTTGGCCTTTCAGTGGGCCCAGGATAAATTACCCGATTACCTTCTATATCTTGAACATATACAATTGTTTCTCTAGGGGATTCAAACCGTGGTATAGAATATGCAGACGAAGATCTATCAGAAGTGCCAAACACCAATTGAGAATTATTAAATTCTTCAATTGCATTGTCCAATAAAAGATCTGCAGAGTTATAGTCAGAGAAGTCATCTGCAGTATCTATAGTATCCTGAATAGCCTCAATATTATCTAAGTTCATGTCTATTACAGTGCTTTGAAGAGGTTCCTCAATTACTGATGCATCTCCAGAATGCTCGCCTAATAATTCTAATTCTATAGGTTCTTCTGTATTTATAGTGCTTAAATCTGTATAGAAGTGTACACGTGAACCAACACGTGTTCCACTGCGTGTTTGAATGGAAGCCCTTTGACCTAACCTACTTAATCTAACACGGCCCTCGGTGGATTCTGTTAATAATGGTCTTCCTAATCTGTCTATATCTAAAAAGTCCCTATCTGGAGGTTCCTCCACTTCAGCAACGTCTCTTTCAAATATTTGTGTGACCTCTTCATCAAACACAGGATTATCAAATTGAAACCTTACAAGTTTAGATGGAGTAGTTAAAAATAAAGGATTTTTTACTTGAACCTGTTCTGTTAAACGCCTGTTATACAGTGCTCTACGTAAGTTCCTGAATTCCTGACTTATTCTTTCAATGGGAGTACTAGTTCTGCGTGGTGGTGTAGCTTCTTCAATTTCAAAGGAATATCTGGAAGGAAATGTATCTAATTCAATCTCTTCAGTTACTGCTCCTACTTGCTGACCTCCAGAACCTTCAAACACAAACACATGGTCAGCAAGGGATGCCTCACCTGTGATAGGTGTGGATTCTGAAATTATTTGAAACGATGGATTCTCATATTGTGTTCTTGTTACACTGAACCTTGTTGGAGGATTAGTATCTACCACCTCTAAGATGGCGTCACGGCCTCCAGCTATAATAGGTGTATCAATTCCTATGTCTACAGGTGTAGGATGTACCTCTGCAATAGTTTCTACTTCACTGGGGAAAAGGTCAGCAGCTGCGCTACTGTCTGTTAATGAGACTATTGATGGTGCTTCGGGGTCAATTGGCGCTATTGAGTCAACTGGTATTAATTCAGTTGGTCCAATTATTTCCGGTATGACTGCAGGGCGGACCACTGTAGGAGTACCGCCCACTCGTACTCCAGGTCGCAATGGGACGTACCCCGTGGCACCACCGGTACCCTTACCTGTACCAATTCCAAGTCCACCAAAAAACACACCAACACTGCCATATTTAAGTATTTTATCAGCAAGTGTATTTTGTTCCACTTTATTTATAACATCAGGGGGACAAGTCCCAGAGGCTTTGCAGCCTTTATATATATCAGTAACAGACGCTCGCTTAGTTCTTTGCGCCCGTACCATAATGTTAGTAGCAATAAAGCAATATAAGTTAGTAAAAAATTAGCAATAGGCAATGTTAGTGTGTTAAATAAAAAGCAGGTTATAAATCATCAAATTGTCCATAAGACCAATCTACTCCTAAAGGTAACTTCATCTCTTGAATACATTTCTCCCTTTCATGATTAGAATGAAATGCTATTAACATCCTTGCACGCCCTATCCTCTCATTAGAATGACCCCCAATCCATGACCACGTTGTACTAACATAATAAAATTTACCAGCATGCTTTTTTCTAAACCTATAGCGATAGCATTTTAATGTGTTTGCACCGCCGCGCAGCAATATTACTGGGGGGTCTTTAGCTGATTCCAGTAGTTGCGCAAGTCGTCCACTATTGTGTCTACTAACTGATCGAAGTGTCGCTCCCACCTCACTAGGTGCAACGCCACCCCCTGTAAAAGACTCTGGTGATCTGGACCTTGATCGGGATCGGGTGAGGGGCCCCCCTCCGCTTCTCCCTCCCCGCCGGGGGGATTTTGAGGCTCCTCTGGAGGAGGATCTTTGGGTTTCCCTCCCCCCCCGCTGCTCTCTGCTCCGGGACCTTGATCTGGTTTTTCTTCGCCTGGAGAGGGTTTCTTTTCCTTGTCTTTTTTGCCTCCTGGTGGTGGCTGTAGGGCTAGACGCTTTTCGGCCGTATCGGCGGTTGGTGGATGGTGACCGTTGTGGGGAGGACAAGGAGGTGGTAGATTCTTCGGGAACGGCGTTGTTGGAGGCGTCTCCAACTGGCGGCGTAGAACTAGTAACAGGGGTAAAGACAGTATCTTTATTAACATGTACTTCCCACATTCCTGTAGTACCAAAGCGCTTTGCATCTGCTTCAAATTTAATGTAATAGTTTTTAAGTTGGCCCTCATAAAAATAAGCTCCTGTATAATCCACATGTCCTTCAACCTTTTCCCAAGTGTCCTCATCAGTTTGATAGTAAATATAAGACCATACTGTATATGGCATAATATTTTCAGGATCTCCATCAAAATACACCTCCACTGTTTTAGGTCCCTTTTTAAAGCAATCTATTGGAGGACTTCTAATTGTCTCCAAGCTAGTCTCAACTAATGTCCATGGCTCATCTGCGTATTTGGATCTTTGTAAGCTTTCCAGCAAAATTCCAATTGCTATGGCATCTTTTGCTTTAATCTCTGATGTTGCCAAAGGAGGTACCGGCTGGTACCCCAAACGCATAATTCCACGTTTTCGTGCATAATACAATAAAATTTGTTCTTGTCTTAAAAGTTTCCAATGTTGTATTTGAGTTTCAAGATCCTCTAAACCTGATTCATACAGGTCCATTAACTTGTCTTGTAGTGCACTGAAACGTTCGCTGAGTGCTTCCATCCTCTCCCTCGTCCTCTTGGTCACTGAGTGCTAATTGTATCCAAAGCCTTTTAAAAAAAGACGCCCAGCTTTGGTCAGTAAGTTTAAACAAAGGTTTATCATCTGAATCAAATGGAAATCTGTTTGGAAATTCAAATTCATATATTCTACTATGCAAATATGGAAACTTCTTTTCTTTCTTAAGACTAATATTAGATGTAATAATTAATGGTGGAAATTTCATTTGACATGGTGCTCTATGTTTCATATCCAACGACACTACATTACCATCCAATCCATTCCGAAGAAACATATCAATATACTGCCAACAAACTTCTGTTGCATCATCTAATAAGGCGATCTTTGCATCAGCTAATGGTTGCAGCCAAAATTGGCTTTTAGAATTTGCAAACGATATTACTTGACCTCTTAGTGCTTTCATTAAAGACATAGTAAACATCGATTTGCCTGTATCTGGAGGCCCATATATTAACAAACAATTTTTTTTTGGAAAATTCTGTAAAAACGTTCTAAATTTATCTAAAAATACAATAAAGTTTAATCCCTGATAGCGTAAAAACTTAACAATATCTTGCCATTGTCCATCACCTTCAATTCTAGATATACAATGATGTATCCA